GTTCTTGTCGATTGTTCAATACATTACCATTCCAATCAACATAATCATCATATGGATCGATTGTATACAATATCAGATTTGGATTACAATCTAACAACAACTGAGAACTGTCACCAATATCACATCCAATTTCTAGTACAACTGGATTTGGCATTTGTTTCATAAACTGAACAAAGTGATATGCTGCAGGTTTAAATTCTTGAATTCTTTGAGCATGCTCTGGATTAGGTTGTCCAAATGCTTGTTGAACTGTGTCTATTGTAAATACATCACTCATATTTTGCCTCTATTATCTTTCTCCATTCAGGAACTCTGTCGTATTGATGAACTATTGAATATGGTTGTTCTGATTTGTTTGTAACTACTTTATCACCAATCATTTTAGGTGATGCTTCAAGTAGAAATGGTCTGAACGAATCTATCTTACTTGGATCAACTGTTGTACCCAACTGACATGCCCAACCATCTTCTGACTTTGTATACAACGATCTTGTGTTGTATGGATGCATACTAATCATCAAATTGAATGTTGATTGATCGCAAATTTTAATTGGTCGACCAATTGCTGCCAAGAAAATATTCAAACACAGATCACGCATTGCAGTTGATTTACCTGCAAGAACACCTACATTATAAATTTCATTGTCTTTAAATTTGTTGTAGATGTAAGGACCATAGGTTTCCCATAGATTCTGATTGCCCCAAGGTTCATCTTTGTATTTCATACTCTCAGATGAAAATATTAAATCTTTGTCACTGAGTTTAATTCTAGAATCTAATTCTGGAAATGGATTCTGTTGGAAGATAACGTCTTTAACGTCTGTTGTGATGACATATCTAAATTCATTCTGACTTAGATAGTTGTAGATGTGTAGAAATCTTTCTACATGAACCATGAATTGACTTTGATGAACAAGATTACCTTTTTCATCATGTCCAAAAGATACTATTTCGAATCCGGCTTCTAATACTTTTTCTGCGGTATCGTGGTCACAGTTCATAAGAACCATAACCTTCTTGCCATCAAATCCAGATTGATTGATTGAATTGATCCAATACTTTATCTTGGACCAATCGTAGTTGGTAGAACATCCTATAATCAAGTCTTGCATTATATACTCCAGTTAATATAATTACTTATGCTTCTTTTTATTCCATTTCTTCATCATTGCCACAGGTTGGCCTGGTGTATCTTTCAGATAGTTTTTTAGTAGTTCTGGTCTACCCCATTCACCTGCACCTGCTTTAGATACAAACTCTTGTTCTTCTTTGATTGTCTTTACAGTACCATTTGACATTGCAAAGTATGCTTCAAATGTAATCTTTGGAAAGTGTTGTTTCAGTTTCAAAAATTCTTTCAGATTCGCCATACTATCATCAAACAATCTTACACGACCAAACTGTTCAGTCTTTAGATAGTTATAGATGATGATTGCTTTCTGTATTGCAGGTGAATATTTTGTACCCATCTTTCCTGCACGTTCAACTCTAATCTTATCTATGTCCAATCCATGATCTCTGAATGTCGCAAGAAATGTTTTCTTGTCGTCAAAATCATCTCTAGCAGTCAAAATAATAACTCTACTTTTTGGATTCGCTTGTGCGTTTCTTAGAATGATTTTTGCTTTACTCAACATACGATCAATTGGTTTAGATTCTGCACGAAATTTTGCAGCACTTCTAAACTGTCGAAAATCAAAAGACTCTCCTGCTTTCAACTTGTAGGTATTGAACTCTTGATTAGTAAGTTCACGTATCTGTTTACCATCTTTCATCACCGCAATCTTTGCAGTAGTATGAAATAGTGTATCATCAATATCAAAGATTGTCAAGCCACCAAGGTCTTTACTTTTAGATTCGTAAATATATTCTTCGAATAGTTGCATTATTCTTCTTCTGTAAATACAGGTATTACTGGTCTTTGACCGTCAACACATATGTCACCGACAAACATGTAAACGTTTGAATCCATTGATATCTGTTTGTATAGTTGATTATTGAAGCACTTATATGGATCTTTATAGTTCTGTACAAAGTACACTACACCATAACCTATTCCTGCCAGTATCATTAGTATCGGAATGTACTTGATATACTTTACCAACTCTGGCATCATGCCAAGAAGTTTTGGTAGTATCTCCAATAACTGTTTCATTTCTTGTCTCTGGCTTTAACTGCATCTGCAAGCATACCCTTTATCATCAATAACACACGACCCTTTTCCATTTCTGTTAAGGCCTTAACTAAAACCAATTTATCTTCATACGACTTTGCTTCTTGCAAGAATTCGGTCGGAACTGCCATCTTCTTTTTCTTTTTTGGTTTTTTAAATTCTTCTGACATTATCCTCTTGTGAGAGTCAGTATTTTCTGTATCTGTTTTTCAACTAATTCTTTTCTGTTCGGCCAATAAATGTATTCTTTATCTGCCGTTTTCAACAATTTTGTAAAGAACGGTAATACTAACTTCTCAACTTCCTTTAAACGTGCCGCATATTCTTCTACTGTATCTGCTTTCTCAGTAATAACGGCATTATATTCTTCTTCTGATACTGCTGAAAAACCAAAATCATCCTCATCATACTCTGCAAGAATTTTACTAATATCATAACCCATTATTTACTCCAGTTCTTTGCTGCATTAAAGTTGGCATGTGCAAATTCCATTCTATCAATTAACTTGACAGCATTACCTTTTAATTTATCTACTGCAACAAATCCTTCTGGCGCAGTAACTTTAAAACCATCATCTGTTCTGATAAAAGTATCTGTCATTGATTTGATACTTTCTAATTTACGAACTATCATTAATTTAGCATCGATAATATAATTCATAAAATCAAACATTAAAATCAAATCAGGAGATGAATTTCTAAAGAATCTCATTATCTGATTTTTTTCTGTTATTCTTTTCTTTTTAGTATCTTCTTTCTTTGCTTCTTGAATAGATTTATTCAACTTATCTTCTATCCAACTAATCATTTCCTTAGTATGCTGTCTAGTATTAGTTATCTTAACTCCAGCACGTACTTTTGTATTGTAAAATGTTTTAATGTAAGTTGAATAAACATCACTCGCTGATATTCTATTTAACATCATAGAATTTATGCCTTGAAAAGTTCTACCAGCAAGAGATAAAATTGAAGTAATTTCTTTTGTTTCTGTTTCTGTAAATGTAACTGAACCAGACACATCAGTAAAAGAAGCATCTCTGAACCAAACATCTTTTGTTTGTTGCAATCTTCCAATATCAATGTTGAATGATGCTTTCATACTTTCCATACTATTACCAGAATATGATGTGTGGAATATGACGCCAAGTTGAGCACTCATCATAGTTTGTGCTAATTTTGTATTCACAGGAACAGCATAAACGATTGTATTCGGTTGAAAAGTAATATAATTTTCACCTTGTATCTGTTGTCTTTCTAAATCATTTTTAGTGAACATCATATCACCCTGCAAGACTCCTTTGATTCCTAGTTTTGGTAAATAAGCTAGAGCAACTTTTAATTTATCATTCAATCCTTCACCAGGATGATTTCTATCAATATCATTGTCAGTGTAATTTAACTTTGCATCTTTGTTGAATACTGATTTAGTACCAACAAAAAACTTTCCATTCTCTGGATTAATTCCACAAAATATTGCAGGAGCACCGTCCCATTTCGTTGTCACGTTTACTTTTGTTGCGGAATGACCTGCTAACATATCTCTTAGGGAACGTAGAAAATTAATTGCTTCTCTACCACCAGCAACTCCACGATTTATAATCTCATCTTCGATATGTTCTAAGTGAACGTTTTTATCTGTTTTTGTAGCCATAGAATCTTTCAGAAATAGATACTCTATTTATCTTATTATATCTATCTGGTTATCTTCGGTCCAGACCTCAATATCTCTACGAATTCTGTCCTCTTTTTTCAGCGTTTCATAACGATTGGATGCTTTATTCTTCCACCATTTAATAATGTTATCTAGATGAAACTTATCGTAGTTTTCTTTGTTCGGAATCAGTTCTTTTTCACGACCCATAACAACATCTTCAACATTACTGAATCCATAGTCAGAAATATAGTATCGTTTCTTTTCCATCAGATTCTTTGCATTGTTTATGGTTTTAATAAAAGAATCATATTCAGGTTCGCCTTTCAGTGCAATCTTAACCATCGCAATAACTCTATTCTGCATAGTTAATTTTCTTGACGATGCATCTTGTGGTACAAAAATACCAATCAAACTTTCAACATATTTAATCAAATCATCATAAGGTTTGCCATGCATCATTGGAATAAAATCTGATTCAGTCAAACCTTTATAACGAATGTATGGTTTCATACCATCATATTGTGAGACTGTCTTTGAACTACCATACAAACTGGTTGTCTCAAACAAACAAAGATTCATATTATATTTGTCGTTCACAATCTTTCTGACTTCATGTGATGTACAGATTGCTGCAAGTAATTTACCACCAAGATAATTATAACCAAATGGTTGTGCAGGAACAATAACAAAACCCATAATAGTAGAACTATTAAATGATTTTGCCGTCTCAGGATTTGATATGAATGAACTACCCAACATTTCATTACGTGGTTTCATATTCATCATCGGTGATGCAAGACGAATAAATCCAATCCACTTATCTGTCTTAACTTCTTTGACAGCAAGACGAATGTTTCTGCCGGGTATACTGGTCATATTAGAATGTGAAGAAATGATTGCGATATACTTGTCCCAGTTATCTGCCGATGGTTCTACTAATTTAAATTCCATATCATTTGGATGCATAGAGAAATCAGAAAACAAATCATCTTCTGGACCCATGCCAGGTAGAGTCATTGGTTTCTCATTCATAGAATTTAGTTTTTGATCCCTCATGTACTGTTCTACATTTTCATATCGATCAAAATAATCAGAAAACATTTTAGCACAAACGAGTGCTTGATCTTTAGTTAGTTTCTTTTGTTCCATTTGTAAATAGAATCATCTTTCCAGCTTCAATCAAACCAATTGCGTCAAGTCTGTCTTGTACACATGCCGAAATTTCTATATCATCATCATTACGAATAGAACAAATGACGTATGATACAATTTCATCTCTTTCTATTTTTTGTCTGACTTCTTCTAGAGTATCAAGTAAATTTTTCTTTTCACTTTCTTTTTGTCTTTTTGCAACATCGTTCATATTAACTACGTTCATACTTTTATCCCTTCAAAGTTTTTGTTGAATTTATTTGGTTTATCTGGTAGATCAGGAATATTTGCATCCGTAATATCATTCTGAGCACCAGGTTCTGCATCATACAATCTCATCTTTGGTCTATCAATACCAAGAACAAATCGTTTGTAAACATTAGGATCATTGTATCGATTCTTCAATTGTTTTACCATGATCTGGCCAAGTTGTTCTAGTTCTTCTGTACTGATCAGTGCAAACATAAAGTCAGCAGTTGCGGGCAGACCAAAAGATTCTGAAGTATCTTCTAGACCAGGATCACTGCTTGTAAAACCTGATCGTGTTGTTTGTGTCGCAGATATGATTGGTACATTATGTTCAACAGCAAGACCTCGCAGTTCTTCTGCAATAGACTTGATGTAACTATATGTGTTTACATTTGCACCAGGTTTAACTCTAGATGATGAACAGATATTCAAATAATCAATCATTATAATATCTGGACGAAAGTTTTTCTTCAGTTTCAAATCACTCAGCAATGCACGGAAGTGTAATGCATTTGCTGCAGCAGTCGGAAACTCTTTGATGATTAGTTTACCATTTGTCTTTGCACGTAGAACACTGATCTTTCTTTCATAATCATCTCTACTGATTGCATGTAGATCGGATATGTCGATGTTCAATAGATTTGCATCAATACGTTCTGCAATCTTTTCTTCTGCCATTTCAAGAGTGATATACAATACGTTCTTACCCTGTGACAGAGCACCTGCAGCAACGTGACACATGAACAAAGATTTACCAACACCTGTACCTGCAAGTGCAATATTCAAAGTCTTGTTGGGTAAACCACCTTTTGTGATCTTGTTGAACATATCCAAATCAAACTTGATCTTTTCTTCTTTACGATGATAGAAGTCATATCGATTTTCAAAGTCATTGATATAATCGTGACCAATATTAGAATCAAATGTGACACCAAGTGCATCACTGAGAAGTTGTGGAATCTCACCTTTAGATCGTTTACTATTGTCGAGAATCTGAACAGATTCCATGATTGCATTATAGATGGCACGATCTTGACAGAACTTCTCTGTTTGTTCAATCAACCAATTTAGTTCTACTGACTCATTCTTATCGTGTTTGATTGTGTCCAGAAATTCAATCGATGATTTTAAATCTGGTTCTGTGATGTTTTTAGAATCGGATAGATCAATTACAACCGATTCATATGTTGGAAGATTATTATACTTGTTGACGAAACCTTCAATTTGTTTGAAGATTATCTTTTCAGTCTTGTCGGCAAAATAATCTTCTCTTATGAATGGCAATACTTTGCGAGTGAATTCCTCATTGTAGAATAAATTCCTGAGAATCGTTGTTTCCAGTTTTTTCATTTTCTATTTTTGCTAGTAGGATTGTTTGTAGAATATCTCCCATTATTGTAGAGAATTCTTGATCGTTTGTCAACTCATCTGGATCGTGTGTACCAGGATCGACAATAGTAAAACCGAACTGTAGTCGAGCAACAGCACCTTCTTCGACTATTCTGGCTTTATGATAGTGATAAAGTACACCTTTGTACTTTCCCTGAAGCATGTAAACACCAGTTACATTACCCTCATCAGAATTTACAAAGGTGTAGTCAGTACCTTCTTTAAGCATCTTCGGCTTCTTCCACCATGTCAAGCTGTTCCATAATGCTTCCATGAGAGATTTCATATTTCTTCCTTATGTACTCTTGAAACTTTTCACTGTTCAGTATATCTTCCCAGAACAATCTTGTTTGTGTATCAGAGAATCTTTGTTTCTCTAGTATCTCACCAGTTTCTTGATCGACTTTTGCATACCATCCATTACTTGGTTTAACTACAAAACTACCTTCAAGTGCAATGTCCATCAGACCAGAATACTTCTGAATACCACCTTCAAATGATACAGTGATAGGAATCTTTGATTTTTCTTTTACGAAACGTGACTTCTCAATATTGATGATGAAGTTGTAACCAGAAATTTCTGTACCAGTCTTTTCTTGTTGACGGCCGATGATCCAGATTGTATCTGCTGAGTAAACGATACCAGTACCACCAGAAACAATATCTTTCGGGAACATACCAATCTCTTTGTATGTGTGATTCACTACAACCATTGGAATGTCTTTAAGTGTAAGGTGTGGTGTTGTCATACGGAACAATGACTTCAATTGTTTTGCACGACTCATATCTGCAACTGATTTACCTTCAATTGCATCATCAACTTCTTTCTTTGATGCGAGATTACCAATAGAATCGATGACAATCATAACACGATCACCTTTTTCTAGTTGTGAAAACTGTGCCATGATATCATGTTTCAGTTCTTCAACATCAGTAATTGGTGTGTGCAATACACGATCCATATCAATACCAAATGTTTCAAAGTATCCTTGTGGAGAACCAAACTCTGAATCATAGAATAGAATAACTGCTTCTGGATATTTTTGTTGATAAG